GATCAAAAAAGATTTAAATATGATTCTGGCCCCTTTGCCGGTAGAGAAGCAAATGTAACAAAAGAAGAACTGTTCGATTCAAATATTGCAACATTCGATGAAGCAGGAAACCTGACAGGTGGCTTATTAGCTGCAGCCAAAAAATTTGGTATTAAGTTAGATGCTAATGAAGTTGGTAACATGATCAAGTTAAATCCGATTAACAGACTAAAACCAGTTGAGTTAGGTGTTCCAAGTGAAAGTTATGCTAACTTTGCGAAAGTTGCTAAAAATGCGTCTCAACAATTAGATGACATCTCAGATAAATATGTAAATAGTCCAGGAGTAAAACAAGCATTAGAGGACGCTGCCTATGCATTAAGAGGTCTAGAGGCAGATGCTTTATCAGAATCTGCTAATAAAGTTATACTTAGAGAATTTACAGCAAATATTAGTAAAGCAAAAGGATTTACTAGAGAGTTAGGTGCTTCAGATTTTAAAAAATTAAATAAAATTTTAGGTGAAGTAGACGGAGCTAATGCAAAGATTGTAGGTAGAAATGTTAAAACTCAATATGGAAACGAATCACAATATACTTTTCAAGGCGGTAAAGATTACAGAGAGACAATTTTTAGATTAGATGAGGCGATACCAACTAATAGTTCACCTTTAAGATCTCCAAGTCACTTTTCAGATGCTGGTACCAACCAAATCTATCACGTTAGATTTGATACAAGATTTACACCTGATGGTAAAAAAGGATTTTTTATTCATGAAATACAATCTGATGTTAACCAAAATATTGCAAAACAATTAACAAAGTCTCAACAACTAAGCACTGAGTTTAGAAATAATCCTTTCCAAAGAGATATTGAATTAGGTTTATTAATGAATCAAAGGCAAAGATTAACTGGTTTGTTAGATGAAGCCGTAAGAAGCAATGACAGCAATTTAGCAAATACAGTCACAAATCAACTTGCTAAGACAACTACTGAGATACAAAAGATTGCAGGTAAAACAAGACAGTTTGATTACTTTCCAATGGTAGAAGCTGATCAATATGGTGATCATGCATTGAAATATTTGATGAATAAAGCTGCGAAAATGAATTATGATTTTGTAGCCGTTGCTCCTTTTGATAAATTAAGTTTTAGACAAGGCTACAAAGCTGGTAATGAAAGATTTTATGGATATGCAAGTGGTAAAGGCATTAATAGAAAAGGGACATCTGTTATGGCAAATGTAATGAAAAAGGCTGCTAGATTCTACGATTCGAAGGCAGGACCTATCAAAGTTTCTTTATCAGATCCCGCTAAACCATTTAAAAAAATAGAAACTAATACTTTCACCTATCCTAGTACACATACTACGTTAGGAGGCAAGAAGTTAAAAAGCATATATCATTCAGAAGCTAGAAAAACTCAAGAACCAGGCTTGAAATTTATAGAGGCATCTAATCCTAACTTGTATTTTGATGCTTTTGCAGTTAAAGTAAATCCTTTAATGAAATACACTCAAAAAACCTATAAACGCTTTGGGGGCTTGGTAGTGGATATGTTTAAACCAATAGGGTACAATTAGAAATGGCTATCGAAAAGAATAATGAAACTGTTGTAACTGAAGAAGATAAGGTTGAAGAAACTGTTGAACAACCTGATGGTTTACCAGTTGATGTTACCATCGAGGGCGAAGAGACAATAGAGGAAAGACCTCAAGATAATTTTAATGCAAACCTTGCAGAGACTATGGATGAGAGAGTTCTTAAATCCATGGCATCTGATCTGATGCAAGAGTATAAAAAAGATAAATTATCAAGAAAAGAATGGGAAGAAACTTACATAAAAGGTTTAGACCTTTTAGGCACTAAATATTCTGAAGTCACTAGACCGTTTAAAGGTGCATCTAATGTTACTCACCCACTTCTTGCAGAATCTGTAACTCAATTTCAAGCACAAGCCTATAAAGAATTATGTCCGTCTGACGGTCCTGTTAGAACTCAAGTCGTTGGATTACAAACTCCTGCGGTTGAGCAACAGGCAACTCGTGTTAAAGAATACATGAATTATTTATTAATGGAGGACATGGAAGAATACACAACTGATATGGATCAAATGTTATTTTACTTACCTCTATCAGGATCAACATTTAAAAAAGTTTATTATGATCAAATACTTGGAAGACCTGTTTCTAAATTTATACCTGCAGAAGATCTAGTAGTTCCTTACTTTGCTTCAGATTTAAAAGATTGTGAGAGAATTACTCATGTTATGAAAATGACACAAAACGAAGTTGTTAAAAAACAAGCAGGAGGATTTTATAGAGATATAGAATTAATACAGTCTAATCAAGAACCTGATGCTTTACAAAAAAAATTAAATGAGATTGAAGGTATTAAGAGAACTGGCGATGATTATTTACATACAATTCTCGAAATGCATGTGGATTTGAATTTAGATGACTATGAAGATTTTGATGACAAGGCAAAAAAAATTAAAATTCCCTACATAGTTACGATAGATGAAGGATCTAGTGAAATATTATCTATCTATAGAAATTATAAACCTGATGATCTTGGTTACGCAAGGATCGAATATTTTGTTCACTACAAATTTCTACCAGGATTAGGTTTTTATGGTTTTGGTTTAACGCATATGATTGGTGGATTAAGCAGAGCAGCAACACAATCATTACGACAACTAATAGATGCAGGCACATTAAAAAATTTACCTGCAGGATTTAAGTCTAGAGGTATCAGGGTAAGAGATGATGATCAACCAATACAACCTGGAGAGTTTAGAGACGTGGATGCACCAGGCGGAAACATTAGAGATCAGTTTTTTAATCTGCCATTTACAGAACCAAGCACTACTTTATACAATCTTTTAGGTTTTGTTGTGCAAGCTGGACAAAAATTTGCTGCAATTACAGACAGCAACATAGGAAACGACTTACAAAATAGAGCGGTTGGCACTACTATTGCCATGATGGAACGTGGTTCACGTGTAATGAGTGGTGTTCATAAGAGATGTTACTACGCAATGAGGTTAGAATTTAAAATTTTAGCAAGAATTTGCCAAGAATCTTTACCACCAGAGTATCCTTATGAAGTTTATGGTGGTCCTAGACAAATAAAAGCATCAGATTTTGATAATCGTGTAGATATTTTACCTGTTGCTGATCCAAATATTATGTCAATGGCTCAAAGAGTAACTTTAGCACAAACACAATTACAAGTTGCCTCGTCAAATCCGCAAATTCATAACATACACGAGGCTTACAGACGTGTTTATGAAGCTTTAGGTACTAAACAAATAGAAACTTTATTAAAACCTGCACCAAAACAGCCAGAACCAATGGATCCTGCTAAAGAAAATGCACGAGCATTACAGATGCAACTGTTAACAGTGTTTGAATTCCAAGATCACGATGCACATTTAACTGCACACATGGCTTTTATGAACTCTAGAATGGTTCAAATCAATCCACAAGTTTATGCGTTGTTACAATCACACGTTTCTGACCATATTTCTTTCAAAGCAAGAGCTGAAGTTAAAATTATGATGTCCGATGATCCAGAGATGGCACAAATGGCACAACAAAATCCACAAGCTTATCAAATTATATTTGATTCAGAGGTTGCAAAGAAGGCTGCGCAGATAACTAATGAGTTAGTACAAGCAGAAATGCAATCTAATGCTGCCAAACAAGATCCATTAGTAAGAATTAAACAACAAGAGATAGATTTAAGAGCTATGGACATGCAAAGAAAAGCTGAAGAGACTAGAATGAAGCAAGAATTAGAAAATCAGAAAGCTGGAGCTAATTTACAATTCCAATATGATAAGTTACAACAACAAGATGAGCAATCTGATGAAAGATTAGAAATAGCGAGACAGAAACTTGAGAAAAAATAGAGATCCAAAAGTAGGCACAGGTAAAAAACCAAAAGGTTCAGGCAGAAGATTATATACAGATGAAAATCCAAGAGATACGGTAAGAATTAAGTTTGCTACACCAGCAGATGCAAGTGCAACTGTAAGAAAAGTAAAAAATATTAATAAACCTTTCGCAAGAAAAATACAAATACTCACAGTAGGTGAACAACGAGCTAAGGTTATGGGTAAATCTCGGGTAGCAGCAATATTTAAAGCAGGTAAAAATGCGATCAGAAAGACAAAACGTTAGAAAAGGACTAAGTGGAGGAGTTAAGTTTGGGCCACCACCCAAAAAGGGACCAAATCCACAAGGAATAAAGATAATGAGGTCTAAAGATGGTAAGAAAAGGTTACGAAAATCTATCAGAAAAAAATAAAATAATATTTTTAGCTGGTGTTTTTGACGGAGAAGGAAGTTTTGGCATTTGGTCAAAATGGAAGAGACAAAAATACCTTGCCTGCTCAGTTGAAACAACTGATAAAGATATGGTCACTAGATTTCACAAATTTTTTGGTGGCTGCATGTATCCTTGCAAAAAAAGACAATCTCATCATAAAAGCACCTGGAGATGGCGTATCAATGGTAAAGGGGCTAGAACTAGTTTAGATAAAATGATAAGTTATATGTGTAAAAGAAGACAGGAGAAATATAATTATGTGGTTGAGTGCCTTAAAATTAGCAGTTAGCGCAGGAAGTAAGATATATGCTAACAAACAGAAGACGAAGATGGCAATGTCTGATGCACAATTGATGCATGCAGAGCGTATGGCCAAAGGCGAAGAGGCTTACCAAGGTAAACTTTTAGAAGCTAGACAATCAGACTGGAAAGACGAGGCAGTTTTAATAATTCTCAGTTTGCCCGTAGTAGTGCTTGCTTGGGCAGTTATATCAGATGACCCGTCTGCAATGGACAAGGTAAAATTGTTCTTCGAGATGTTTTCGCAGCTCCCTTCATGGTTCACTAACCTATGGATCTTGGTTGTAGCATCGATATATGGTATAAAGGGTACACAAATATTTCGTAACGGAGGAAAAAAATGACAAAATTATGTCCAAGAGGTAAAGCTGCAGCTAAAAGAAAATTTGCAGTATATCCAAGTGCATACGCGAACGCATATGCTAGCAAAATTTGTGCTGGAAAGATCAAAGATCCTTCTGGTGTAAAAAGAAAAGATTTTAAAGGACCAAAACCTGCTGGTAAAAAAGTTGGTGGTATGACTGCAGGTGCACAATCTGCATTAGGTAGAATTCAAAAAGCTAATATGATGAAAAGAAAAGGTGGATTACAATTACCAGTCATAGATAAGGTTCGACCGACATTGAAAAAAAAATCTACTAAACCTAGATTTGGATCAATGGATGAGATGAGAAGAGCAAAAGGTTTTAAACCTGGAGAAACTGCTGCTGAATTTAACAAAAGAAGAATGGCTTTAGCCACTGCTAAAGAAGCAGCGAAAGCTTCAAAATTTGGTAAAATAGCTTTGGCTATTGCAGCAACAGCTTTAGCTGGAAAAACAGCGGTAGAAAAAATGTATGAAAAAAGAACTGGTAAAAGACCAGTAACAAAGCGACCAAGGGTTGATAAAAAAAGAATGGGTGGTTTAAAATCTGAACTTAATAATCCTGCTAGAGGTTATACTAAAGGTGGGATCGCTAGAGGTGGTGGAGCTGCCATCAAAGGAACGGACTTTAAAGGCGTTTTTTAAATGCAAAAAAACATCCAATACATGAAAGAGGGAGGCCTCAAGAAATGGTTCTCTCAAAAATGGGTTGATATTGGATCAAAGAAAAAAGGTGGAGGTTTTAGAGAATGTGGAAGAAAATCTGCAAGTGGATCAAAAAGAAAATACCCCAAATGCGTGCCTGCTGCAAAAGCCGCCCGTATGACAGAATCGCAAAGGCGTTC